TACCAGTACGGCATCCGGCCTGGTGCCCACATTGAGAGTAACCGTGGCTCCGGCAGTAGCAACCGCTACGGGATCGGCGCTCGTCCCGGTGCTAAGCGTGGTCATTCCTCCGGCCGTGGCTACCGCAACGGCAGCCGGACTTATCCCGACGATAGTTATCAGCGGTGGGGCAGTAACGATCACGCCACCCGTGGCTACGGCCACAGCCCTTGGGCTTGTCCCGAACATCGCTATTTCCATAACCATCCTCGCCCCAGTTGCAACGGCAACGGCCACCGGGCTAGTGCCCTCACTCGTCACAATCATCATTTTCATTGACGGTGGAGACTCCACGGTAACTGGGGTCCATGGTGACTCCTCAATCTCCGCACGCGATGAAGACTTTGGTGTTGTGGGGATGGATATGGATTCGTATATCGTTGATTACGGCGACGTGTATGGCGACATGTACGATGGTGGCTCGGCGGGCATTAGGGAAGCCGATTCACTCGTGACTAGTCTCGGAAGCTAGCCTATGTGGCAGTCCAACGTGCCCTTCGCAATACCCAGGCAACGGTCGAGGTCACCTTCTACTCGGCTGGCGTAGCCACTGACGCCGATGGTGCCGTCACCATAGACATCACTCGGGCTGACGGCACGGCATTTGCTACTGGGGCCGCAACAAGCCATCCCGGAGTTGGGCGCTATGCCTACACGCTGGCTCCCCAGACCAACCTGGAGTATTTCACTTTGGTCTGGAACGGGACCTTTGGCGGGGTGGCTCAGAAGATCACTACCCATGCCGAGATCGTCGGAGCCTTCTACGCACCGCTGAACGACATCCGGGCAATGAAGGGCCTAGCCAATACCACTGACTTCTCCAACGCGGCCCTCGAGGAAGCCCGCCAATGGTTCGAGGATCTGGCCGAGGATTACTGCGGGCGAGCTTTCGTCCCCCGCTTTGGCATCGACAAGCTCGATGGCGACAGCACCGACACTATCCTGCTGGACCGCATCGAGCCTCGCACCATCCTCTCTTGCAAGATCGGCGGAGTAGCCCAGACCGGCCTCACAACATGGACGTTGTACGACACGGGCCGTGTGGTCCGGGATACCGGGGTCTTCGACGAGGGCAGTCGGAATGTCATCATTCAGTACGAATACGGCGCGGATGAGCCGGACCTTGAGCTCCGCTCGGCAGCACTCCGCGCTATCCAGTACCGACTTCTAGGCGACAACCTTGGCCTGCCGGCTGAGGCCATGTCGGCCGCGGTTGATGTGCGGGGGCCCCTAACCATCGGGACGCCATTCCAACAGGCAGCTGGTATGGGTCGACCCACGGGCATTCCCGAGATTGACCACGTCCTGTCTGCTCGCAGCATGGCGGTGTATGTCGGATGAGCACTCTCTTGGGTCTGCCGCAGCTAAGGGCAAAGCTGGCTCAAGTGACCGCCGAGGTTGAGCTCGCCTCGCCCGTGGCAACTAAGGCTGGAGGCGAGGTTGTAGCTAGGGCGATGATCGTTAGTGCCCCAAGAGATACGGGCACGCTCGCCTCGAGTATCGGTACGGAAACCACTGCGGAGGGCACGTTCGTCGGCCCCACTGTTGACTACGCCCGATTCGTCGAATACGGCACCCGCTATATGGCTGCCCAGCCCTTCGCGGAAGAAGCGGCGGATGAAGTCTGGGGCGAAGTCGTGACCGCCATGGCATCTATCTACAAAGCCGCTATTCACTAGGGAGGCAAAGTGGCCACATATACAGTCCAGCAGGTCGCGGAAGCGGGGACACTCGGGACGTACACGGCGGTAAGTGCCACCGATACGTTCACGCCGCTGAATGACCTGCCGCATATCCTGCATGTAAAGAATGCAGGGGGCTCATCGGACACCGTCACCGTCGATGACCCAAATGCGGTTACTCCAATAGCTGCAACTGCGTTCAACCCCGACCAGACGGGGGCGGTAGCTAACGCGACTGATCGATTCTTCCGCATCGATCCACGTCGCTGTAGGGCTGCCTGGACGGGACTCATCACGGTTACGCATTCATTCACGACGACAGTTACGGCTGCCGTCTTTGTTGGGTAGGGGGGTGACAACTAAGTGACCAAGGTAGCTGGATATACCGGGTTCCTGAAGCGGAACACGACAGGTTCAACCTATGTGACGGTGGGCCAGATCATGAGCCTGTCAGCGGTGGGTTCCACCAGGAACCTGATCGACGTATCCGCGCACGGAGACTCTTGGTCCGACTTCATCCCTGGCCGGCAGGAGGGTACTGAGGTAACGCTTACTATCGCCTTCGACCCAGCTGACGCGCAGCATTTGGCGATGAAGACAGACTACGACGCCACCGTTCCCGTGGCGAAGAATTACCAGCTTCAGCATCCGGCCTTCGCCTCTCGGGCACTCCAGTTCCCCGCATTCACCACGCAGTACGAAGAGGAAGCCACAGACGATGGATCCTACGAGGCCCATATCACTTTCAAGATAGTCAGCCCCGGCGTTTCGGTGGTGACACCTTCGTGAGTCTGACAAGGGAACAGATCCTGGCGTCTAGGAAAGCCCGAAAGCCAGTACGCCTCGAGGTTCCAGAATGGGGTGGGGAGGTCTACGTCAGGGTCATGTCGGCCGCAGACCAGGCCGCGCTGTCGGATGGTATTAAGCCAGCAGAACTCCCGGTCCATGTCATCCTGCATTGCCTCGTAGACGAATCCGGCAACCGGATTCTTGCGGACGACGATGCCGAAGCTCTTTTCAAGGAGGACTTCCCGGTAATCATGCGGGTGTTCGGTTTCGTTGCCAAGCAGAACGGGCTCTCGACCAAGGAGCTTGAGGAAGCGATGGAAAATTTCGGTCCCAGCCCCAACGGGTCCAAGTCTTCCGACTCGCTCTTGCCCTTGGACTAACGGCCGAGGAGGTTGGGGAATCCATGACCTCGGCCGAGCTCACTGAATGGATGGCCTACGAGCGCGTCTACGGCCCCATCCTCATTCAGGAGCGCATTGATATTGGCTTTGCCCAACTGCAATGGCTTATGGCCCGCCTCTGGTCAAAGGGCAAGCTGACCATTCAGGACTTTATGCCCGGTTGGTATCGAGAGCTCACAAAGGATATTGACAGGCGGCCCGGCGCGATTCGTAAGAGCTTCGAGGCGCTGATGGGAATGGCCGAGAATGCCAACGATTAGCACCCTTACCGTCCTCGTCAATGCCAATATCCGGCGGTTTGCTCATGCTATGGCCTTCGTTGGTACCGCGGTGGTCGCCGCCGGCATTGCGGCCACCAAGCTGTCGCTGGACTACGACGATGCATTCACCAAGATTGACGCGGTCTCTAATGCGAGTGCTGGGCAAATTGCGAAGTGGAGAGACGAAGTCCTAACCCTGGCGGGTAAAACCGCCCAGGCACCCAAGGAACTGGCCGACGCCCTGTTCTTCCTAGCTTCTGCGGGACTGAAGGCCAACCAGATCATGCCGGTGCTCGAGGCCTCGGCCAAAGCATCGGCTGCCGGGCTTGGTGAAACGGCAGACGTAGCCAAGCTCACCGCGAACGTCCTGAATGCTTACGCGGGTTCAGGCCTCAAGGCATCAAAGGTTACTGATATCCTGGTAGCGGCTGTCCGCGAGGGTTCGGCAGATACCGACGAATTCGGAACGGCTATCGGCCGCATCCTGCCTATCGCCGCTACGGCCGGGGTTGGGTTCGATTCCGTTGCCGCCTCCCTTGCCTCACTATCCAACATTGGCATTGATGTGAATGAGGGTGTCACCGCCATGCGCGGCCTGCTCCAGGCCCTAGTAACACCCACCAGTGCCGCCGCCGAGGCCCTGAAGGGCATGCACCTAAATGCTCAAGACCTATTGGACAGCCTCCAAAAGGACGGCCTGATCGCAACTCTCCGACTGCTGGATGATGCTGCTAAGAAAACCAGCAAGACCCAGGCCGATTACCTGGGCAAGCTAAGAGAAGTTGTGCCTAATGTGCGAGCACTGACTGGAGCACTAGGACTAACTGGCCAGGAAGCCGAACGGGTTGATGGTCTATTTAAGTCGGTAACCCAATCCACGGGCTCACTCAAGGAAGCCTTCCAGACAACCGCTGACTCAGCGGGCTTCAAGTTGCGGAAGGCCCTCGCCCAGGTTGAGGTGGTGGCTATCAAGCTGGGCGACATGATTCTGCCCGTATTGGCAAC